AGCGTAAGCGCACGAGCCGTAATCTCGCTGATCATTCGTTAGTCCCTTTCGCCGCTTACGGCCATCCGCGGCCGTCGAACCTGTAGTCCTGCCGGACTCCCGCGAGGTCAAAAATCAACTCAATCGAGAACTTGATTGAAAAGAGCTGCACGATTGGACGAGCTGCAATCCGTGCGTTCACCTCTGGCATGCCGTCCAGGGTGATCGTAGCGCGGCCCGTCGCATCGATCGTCGCCGTGATGGTCGATATCCTGGAAGCATCTGCGAGATTGACGAAGGTCCAAGCCGCCGAAGCGACCTGGTGAAGAATATCGAAGCCCACAGAATGCTCTGTCACCTTCGCTACCTGGTGGCCATTCACCGACACGTGATCCCACCGATCAGGCGGCAGGGCCTTGAACGCGCCAAGAGGCAGGCCTCCTGCCAGGCTCTTGATTTCATTAAACAGGTCTAGACTCATCGATTCCCATCCTTCCCATTGTTCTCATTCCGCTTCAGTCTCCAGTCACCCAATCAAATCGCTCTCAGGATGCAAAGATTGAATGCGCCGCCGCATATTCTCACACTCTGCCGACAATCGCTTATTCTCTTTGCGCATGGCATCGAACTCGATATCGCGCTCCTTCATGGCCAGCTTGAGACTGGCGTTCTCCGCGCGAAGGTCGGCGTTCTCCTGCTTCACCGCCAGGATCTCCTGCCGCGCCTGCAGCGTCTCACTTCGCGACTGCTGGAGCTCCGTCTCAATGGTGTGGAGTTTGTTCTCCATGCCGTCGAATCGGCTCGTAAACGACTGCGCCCGCTCTTCCGAGAGCTTCTTGTCGGCGTCCTTGCTCTCCAGGATCTTGCTGAGAAGGCTGTATCGGGATGTGATGAACGCGACGACCACGAGCCCTGCCGCGCCGATGCAGGCAATGAAGATCGTCAGGTAGGTGGGAGCGTTCCAGCCAGGTGTAAAAGTGGGCATCGTTTTAGGTGTCCATCTTCGAAGGGAAATTGCTTGCATTCGCCTGTCCTATCGGGAGGTTTAGCAGAATAAACACGCTGGTAAATGTCGCCGCATACATTAAGAAGCAGCCCAATCCCTATCTCAGCGCCGGGGCCTTCTAGAACGTTCCGCCCGGCGAACGGATCTCCAGAAGATCAAGAGAACGAAAAACCCTCCGCAAAGGAGGGCGAAGACGATCCCGCAGAGCTCATTCAATTCGGATTGGACCTTTACCAGGTCCATCACAGGAAACACGCCTGCATCATATGAGGCCTCGGAGGTCCTGCCGGCCGCAGTGCGAACCGAAGCGCCGCAACAATATCACCCGGGTCCGAGACGCTGATGCCAACGTTCTGTGTTCCGGTGGCGCCTGTGCTCTTCGGCGTCGTGTTATACAGCACGCCGGCGCTCGCGTTGGCGGGAGTGGCGCCATTGTCCGCCGCAGTCAGGCCGGTTCCGGTCACCTCATGATGGTTCAAGTCCGCGGTTAATACCACATCCCAGGCGTTCGCAGTCACGATCGTAATGCTCGCGGCGTTCAGCCCGGCTGAACCCGTGGCCCCGGTCCCGACGACATCTATTGGCGTCGAAAGATCTACGCCCGAAAAGAGTGCAGCCGCCCATCCTTGCTTTAGCCCGGAAGTCTGCGAGTTTGTGAAGCCGAGCGCAGCCACCGATCCCAGCGCCCAAAATCCATACAGGCTCACTTCGTTGGTGCCGTCATTGGCGCTGAAACCGCTGCCGATCGCATTCCACCCGGCGGGTGCCGATACGACGTTCGGATTAGTGGTTGAATTCCTAGTGCTTCCAAAAGCGACCACAACGACACGCGCGCCCGTAGAACCTGCAGGAAGTGCGATAGTGGTCGTGCCGCCCGGCGCGTTCAGGTCGGCGGAACTGTCTGCTACATGCGCGATCGCCATGCTACGTCCTGGTAACTTTCAGCGAGAGCGTACATTGGGTGATCGTCGTGGCAGAGCTCACGATTCCGCGCAGCACCGATCCTGCCGCAACGCTGACGCTCCAGCCTGTGAGGGTCGTGTCCTGGCTCTTCGTCGCGCTTGAGATCGTCGGCTTGGCGCTGGCACAAATGCTATCGCCGGACACAGGGTCCGCGCTGTCATCGAATTGAGCGTAAGTACACTTCCGAATGTCGATAACCACAGACCCTGATTGGTCTGCCAGCACGGTGTTCGCGTTGATCGTAAAGCCGTACTCGCAGTAAACGTCCACATACTGCCCGGCCGAAAGCGCGCTCGATCCATTGTTGAAAACAAAAGAGATCGACTGCACCGAGCCAACCAGGTTGCCAGTCGCGCCCTGCAGGCCCGTCGTGCCCTGCGGCCCGCGCAGATTGCCCTCATATGCCCAGGATCCGGCCGCCTTCGCAAAGAGGTCGCCGGTGGCCGGGTCAATGGCCGCGTCACCATTGGCGCCGGTCCCGTTCGACGGAATGCCGGAGGTAAACAAGATCGCCGCGCCCGCCGCGCCCGCCGAACCTGCGGAGCCTGCCGAGCCGGTATCGCCCTTGCTCGCAAACAGTGTCCAGTAGGCGGTCTGGGTCGCAGGATTCTGGTTGATTCCGGTCGCAATCGAGATATAGGCCGACCCGTTGTAGCTCACCAAATCGTAGCTGTTGTACGTCGTCCCGCTGCTCCACGCGCCCAGCCAGTTCAGCACAGGCGAGAAGGAAGGTCCTGTCGGGCCCGTGGCGCCGGTCGCACCCGTGGCGCCCACCGCGCCGAGCGGCGTCCAGTAGGTCACATTCGGTGGAGTGTGCCCTACCGTCGAGGCTATGGCGATGTAGGCGACGCCCGCCGAAATGACGACATCGTTGATGGAGTAGGTATGCGTGTTATCATAGGTGCCGAGCCAATTCATATTGCCGGAGCCACCGCCGCTCGCTGCGAACGTGCCGAGCCCCTGAATATGGATCGTCGTCGTATCGGTCCGGCCCCACATCTCGCCAGTCAACGCGTCTGCAGGGTCTGCAGTCAGGAGCGGTATTTTCGCGAGTTGCTGAAGAAAGCTCTTGCGGACGTTGGAGGTCGCGGAAACCGATCCGCCTGAAGTGGTCGCGGTTCCCCAGAGCAGAGCCGTGCCATGGCCGTCTCCGCTCGGAAGCGTGCCGCTCGTGTTGACCGTCCAGGTCCAGTCCTGCCGCAGGTACAGATAGTTCAGCGCGTTGTCTGTCAGCCCGCCCACGATCTGCGAGGCCGTAAATCCGACCGGAGTGCCGACAACGGCGGTGAGAGCCGCTACGTTGACGCTGAGGCCGGCTCCAGCCGTGATCGCGCCGCCCGAGAGCGCGCCAAAGCCAATCGCCCCCGCCAATCCCTCAACGCCGGCAAACGCCTGCCTGATGCGTGCCAGCAGCGCATCCTGATTGGTGTTTACGAGCGTGCCGAACGCGACCGCGGAGCCGAACACATAGTTCGGCAGATCGGTCAGCGCATCAGGATCGGTGGCAGTCAGCGGGATAATTGACATAGGGCTTTAGGCAAACAAAAGACCGCCCCTCAAAGGCGGTCGCATCAGGTATCATTCGGTTATGAGAACACTCAAAGACTTGATGAAATCTGCCACCGCGAAGCGATTATCCGAGGTCGGCCAAACTATGCGACCGGTTAAGGTCCGTCAAGATGGTCACTGCGAAGAACTCTCGGTCCCGACTCTGCGCGTCAAGTGGGACAGAGAATCCAGGTGCCTCATCTGCTCCGAGAAAGACGCTATCATTGCCGCAAACATGCTCGGTGAGCATGCTTCCATCGACGGTGAAATCGTCCTGATTAGCCGCGTCGAAATTGAAGCGCCCGGAATATTGAAGGTCTTTGTTACGGGTTCCCCACTGCATCTGTGGAAATCTGTGTAATTTGTGGAGAAAGCCCTAAGCAAAAGTAATCCCGTCCTTGCTGCTCCGCGTCACGATCTGGCCATTCGATCGATAGATGAGCGTTACGTACCAGGTTCCGTCCTGCGCGATGGTCTCATCTACCGCAATCTGCGCATCATCCACCGTCCCCAGGCTTGTGATCACTCGCGTTCCCTGGATCGAATTCCCGGCCCCGTCGAGGATGTAATACTGAATCCTGGCGCTGGAAACGAAGTAGTAGAACTTGCGGCCGTCGCGCCCGACAAAGCCCGTCGGATGCAGATGCGCGCCCGAAGCCGTATAGAACGCCGGCAGTGACCACTCCCCGTTCCGCCCGACGAACTCATCGACGTTGAAATCATCATCCTCAGCGAGGAAAATCTTCGTCGTCGGCTGAACGACATTCCAGGCCGCGTCATAGACTTTCTGCAGGATGTAGCCATTGACTCCGGCCTGTCCAAGCTGAAACCAGAAGCAGAACCTGCGGCCGTCGCGAGCGATCAGCAGGACCGGTCGCGTGTTAGGCGCGCTGCCCTCATCGACTCGGAACTTATAATCCCACGACTGCCCTTCCTTGTCGCTCTGGTACAGATGGATCTGTCCGGCTCGCTGATCCCCGCCCTGGATGTTCACGCCCTCTGCCAGAGCGTAGAGCGTGCTGCCACTGCTCTGCCGGTCCCAGCGGATACAAAAGCGCTTCGCTACGATGTCTGTGGTGATGTCCTTCCAGTCGAGCGGGATCACATTGCTCGCCAATCCCACGTGCACCTTATCGTAAGTCACGCCATCGGTCTTCAGCGTCGTGAAGGCCCTCACGTGCCGCCGCGCGTCTGAGACATCGTAAGAGACCGTCACGCCAGGCTTTGGTGTGATGATCTGGTCGCAGATCACATCGGCCACAACCGAAAACGACCCGCTATAGATCTTGTAGTGCGTGGTGCCGTCGCAAACGCACGGCTGCCCACTGCCCCATACGACCGTAAACGGCCCCTCGTAGTTATTCGCAAGCAGCTGCGCCTGAGTGATACACGGCACGCAGATCCGGAACGCGCAGGTGTTTACGATCGAAAACCCCCAGCCGTTCAGACTATCGTTGGACGCGACTACATGGCCGCTGCCGTCCTTGATGGTCCAGCCCAGCACAAGACTGTCAGCCGAGCCGGAGTTCGCGCAGATCGTCGCGCACCGTCCAGAACCGATCGAGGGCATCGATCCCGTACACGGCGGGCAATCTCCATTGCAGTTACACGGGCCGCCCCCGCCCGTATCGTCCGGCACACAGTGAAACTGCACCCAACTGACATTCACCGTGAATCGCACATTGAAGACCGTCTGAATCTCCTGCCCGAACTTATAAATGGCCCACATCTCAAGGCCATTCGACGGGTTCTGCGCGAAACTGAACCGGCCCCACCGTCCGTCAGGCGGGATCGCATCGCTCACGAAGTTGGGGTCAAGATACCTGCTGTCCTTGTGCTGGTTGTGGTGCCATGCGTAACTCGTTAGAAAAGTGCCATCGGACTGCTTGAACGCGTTAGACAAGTCGCCAAGCTCGATACTGTTCCAATTCCCACTGCCGTATTGCCCACCATTGAAATAAACTACCTCGCTATGATGCGTGGTCACATCCGAGTTGCTCAGGTTGGTACAGGTGTCGCTGTCAGGCGTCGTGAAATCGAAGCTGCTCAAAAAATTCGGTCGCGAGAACACGAGCTTGCGCTGGTCGAATGTTCGCTGCAGTCGCACGTCATAATCGACAGTTACCTGAATGCTCTTTACGGAGATTGACGCGAACTCGATACCGTCATCTACAACCTGGAGCAGGGTATTTCGGAACGAATAGTAAGTCTGTGTGTTATAGTCGCTCGAACCGTCCCAACCGTAGCAGTGCGGAGGCAATGGCAAAGAGCCTGGGTTCACGATGAACGGATGCGCCGCGTCGCCGCGCGTCCCGAACAAGCCTTGAACGATCCTCGAAGGCGACCAATCAGACGGTGGAGGTCCAAGGCTATCGACGACAGGCGACTTGCACGGGCTGAAGATAGCTGTCGCGCTGTATTCGATCGCGACCCCAGAGCCGTCCTTGTCGAACTCCGTGTGAAACCCGGCCCCGCACATCGGCATGACAGGCGTCGGCAAGCCACAGACCACAGCAAAAGGTAGTTGACCCACTTATCCCCCCGGAAACATCGTAGGATGGTTGGTATCGAACGGATCGTGGAGACCCAAGACAAACATAGGCGTCTGGCCGCCCGTGCCGTCATCCGGATTGATCAGGTCCACCGTTTCGGGCGGGATATCTGCCATCCCTTCGGCTTCCGGACTCAAGACGCGCTTCCCTTGCCGCCGCTGCTCCGCGATCTGCTTCTGACTTTCGACTGAAACGCCGTGCCTCATGACTGGCATAACGCGGCTCCTATCCGATGAATTCTCCGGTGTAGTGGGAGGGCGCCCAGAACTTCACATCATCCATCAGCTCGAAATTAGTGGTGAATGTATTGATCTTCACATCGCCGATCCCGTCGAGCGTTACCTTGTGACCTCGCCACACTGGAGCGCCATCGTCTCGAAACAGCATATCGCATTCGAACGGATAGATCCGCCTTGCGGGAGTAACACGTCGGGCGATCGTCGCCGCTGACCAGGTCGCTGCAGGCCTAGAAGTGATTGCAGAATTGATGAGCTCATAGATGCGTGATTCACCCAGCCAGTTCGCCGGACGCTGTGCCGCCGGCAACGTCGGGTTAACGCTGTCCTTATCGACATAGCGCACCATGAACACTTTGCCGGTACGGGGGTCGCGTCCCCGAACCTGGATATCGTTGGCCTCGCACTCGATCGAGCTAGGCTCGAGCGTCCGGTAAACGTAATGGACCGCCTCGGAACGACTGAACCCGGCGTTCACTGCATCTTCAATCCTGGCATAGAGCGTCAGTTGCGGCGCGTCCGCTTCCAGGAAGTCGATCGATCGCATCTGCAGGATGGGTCCCAGGATGGTCGGTATCCAGCCCCACTGCGTGTGCTGTGCAAACATCTCCCAGAGTTTCTTCATCCACTCAAGGGCCTTGTCGCCCTCTTTCGGAAGCAGCGCGAATTCGCCCTCACTGGTCTGCCCGATCGTCGGCAAATTGAAGCCGAGGTCGGGCACATCCATCATACTATCCGAGAAGCCTGGAAGCTGAGCGAAGTACTTGAAGCCTTTTGCAAACTCAAAGCCGTCGACCGGCACCGCGTTGGTAATGCGGTACTCCTCTTGTGCCTTGCAGAAGTCGCGATATTCCTGCATGATGCGTGAGGACCGGTCATCAGGGCCATCGCGTCCGCCGACCGGCTTCATCCGGCCTGTCAGGATCGTAAATCCGTCGATTGAGATCTGGCAAGGTCGATTACTGACCGTTTCCGGGAACGCAAGGCCCGTCCCGAGCTCATCCGGACTGCGGCACGTCGTCTTCATCAGCACATCGGACGGAGATTCAGGGACGCTCAAATCCGCAGATACGATATACGGCACGATGTCGACGACATTGCTGCCATCGGTGTTTTCGATGATCGCATCATAGACCGCGGAGGCGCCATACAGCCACAAGGAGCCGTTCCCGGCGCCCGAAAGGCTCACATGCAGCCGAAATTGGTTTTTCACACCATCCGGCGCAAACGGCGTAGCCAGGTCGTTGGGATCAACCAACTCCACAAAGTAATCCAGGCTGTCTCCGTAACCTGGCTCATCGAAATAGGCGGTATAGGTCGCCACATCATCAGCGGTCAGTGGCTGCCTTGGTGCGCTAATAATCGAGTAGAGGTCTCCGGATGTTGCGAAGTTCACCGGCGCGCACAAGACGGAAACTTGACCCTGCGGAACTCGCCAGATGAACTGAGCATTCCCCGGAGTGATCGTGTTGTCCGGATCGTCCGGGTCCAGGTCTTCAAACGTGAAGCGAAATCCGCCGCCCTGGTTACTGAGCAAAAGCAGGTCCCGGCGCCTGCATGGGATCATCGTCAACTCGATAATCTGCTGAGCGAGCTGCCTGGAATCCCCCTTGGCGGCTTTCGGCTGCCGGTAGCTGTCGCGCTCCTTACCATAGACAGTCTGCGAAGTCACATGGCGTTCAAAGATATTGCCTTCTCCGACGAACGTCCCGTTCTTGTAAATCTCGGTCTTGCCATCGGTCCAGATCCTCAATGCGATAAAGGCCTTTTCCGAGAGCCATCCGCACTCCATCTGAACAATCGACTGCTGTCCAGGATTGTATGAAAACCACGAGAGATGGAACGGCTGATTCTTGTGGTATCGGGCGTTCGTGACCGCCGTATCATTAACGCCCTGAGACTGCAGGTAGACATTGCCCTGGTAAGGACTATGATGTTCGACCCATTTGCTCTGATCGGTGGCTGTCCCGGCAGGATAAGGCGGCGGCGTCCCAACTGCCACGAATGGCATGGTGACGAAGGTGTAATCAGTTTTGTGCAGCCGGTAGTAAAGGCCGGTGGTCGTCGTGTCCCAGGCTGCAGTATAGCGCAGAGGCGCCAGCATGGCCGTTCGGGTGATGCCGTCGATAAAACAGGTGCTTTTGCCCAGATCCCAATGCTTGCCGTCACATAGCGCCACGATCGGATCACGACTGACGCGAGGTTCCGCAACATCGATCCGAACCGATAGCGCACTCGTCATAGGTCCTCTTCAGGAAGAGCTCCCTAAGGAGCCTGTCACTCAATCAAGCTAGTGCGTCGCGTACTTGTGCCGCTCCCACGAAACCATGGTTTCTCCCATGATCTCCTGAACAGCCCGCTCAAGCATATCTCTTGCCGGACCGGAGTCCATCCTCACCGATCTTGAGCCGATCCCGCCCCGCCCGTAGAACTCGGAACTGGAGATTCCGTATTTCCCGCGCTCGCCGCCGCCGACTACGAACTTCTTGAACGTATCCATGTGCGCGGCCATTTGCCCGGTGTTTCGAGCCGTATCCTGAGTGGCGCTCTCGATCGCATGGTTGGCTGTGAACATCGATCCACCGTTAGGATCCGCTGGTGACACGCCAGGAGTGTTCAGGTATTTGTTGAAGTCCGCCATCAGCTGATCGGTCCGCTTGCTGGCATTCTCGAAGATGTTCCCGATTCGCGGGAGTTGTCCCAACACGACTTCGATCGCAGTCCGCGCGCCGCCTGGACCTGCAGCCGCGAATTCCCGATTCCCGGCTTCCGCAACAGCACCGGCGAATCTTGACCCGGACGAACCGCCGAATCCGCCGATTCCGGGAAGGCCATTCGCAAACACTTCGCGCCCGCCGCCGTGCCCGGTGGCCGCTGCAATGCCTCGCGCTACGTTGCCGAGCCCTTCAATAAACGGCGACAGATCATGCAGGAGGGTCACCATGCGCCCGATTCCCTCAACGATCAGGTCGATGAATCCAATCAGCAAATTGCCGAATCCCGTCATAAAGCCTTTCACGTAATCCCAGGTCGTCTGGATGATGTTGGGCAAATCCTCGAGAATGGCGACGCCGAACATCAATATCCTGATCCACCCTCCATCCTTCATGCCGCCGAAGAGGTTTGCAAAGGCGGCACTGATCTTCTCAATCTCGCCGCTAGCTGAAAGGAAGTTGATAAACGGAGTGAGCGCGTCGAGAATATTTGTGATTAACGGAAACCACGCCTTTCCGAAGCTATCGAGCAGCCGCAGCCAGGCATCCTGAAGGTTGGCGAATCGCGTCGTCATACTGGACTGCAGGTAATCGCCCATCTCGCCGAATTTGCGCTGGAAGATGCGCTCCAGGGCGCTCAGTACCTCTTCGGGCGTCGCCTTGATCTGGTTGCGTCCTGAAACATTGACCCCTTCTTGCCTGAGATCGTTGTATCCAATACCGACCCTGGTCAAGGAGCGCATTGCCATACCCATGTTCGAGCCGGAGCTGATCCGAGCGAATGCGTCCGCAATCTGATTGAGACCCTGCGCGCCTGGCCCCATAATGCCGCCCATGACGTCCAGCATCCGGATGAAGCGGTTCGGGTTCAGCCCTGCCGTCTGCAAACGCAGCGCAGCAGCGGTCAGGTTGTCGAAAGTGTTGATCGAGTGCGTCGCGTATTCCCGCAGGAAGGTGAGCTCTGCCCGCCCGAAAGCCATGGAGTGACCGAGCGCCGCGAAAGAGAGCGTCAACCGCTCGACCTTGGTGGCTTCCGCAACCGCGGCAGTCGTGAACGCCGTAAAGGCGCCGATGCCGGCGACGCTGGCCATCTCCATGTCGCGAAAGACGTTGCGCACGGTGTTGCCGAGCGCATCGAACATACTCTGCGCGCGGCTGATATCGGAGGCGTATTGGTTCATGCCCTGCACGGCGATCCGTGCAATCAATTCGGCCGCTGTCTGTGCCATACTGTGCCCCAGAAGGATTTGGAACCTGAGCGAAGAATTACCGTGCGAAAGGAGACGCCATGCAGCCACTTCCGCCCGCCATGCACGGGATCTGCCCGCACTGCCAGAGCCGCGCGGTCCGCGTCCGTAACGAAGAAGAGAAGCATAACACGGGATGGAAGATGGGCGCCGCCTCAATCATCCTGTTCATAGTTGGAATTCCAATGCTGCTTTTCGGGATCGGATGGCTAATGATCGCTGCCGGAGTGATCCTTGGAATCGTCGCATCGTTTCTGCCGAATCGAAGGCTTATCGGCAGCTACCGCGAATGTGCCGACTGCGGCAACCAGTGGCGGCTCTAGCCCTCATCTGCTTCCTCGTGTTCGAGCATCCGCAGCCCTACGTACTCTCGGGCTCGCTCCCAGTCGGTATCGCTGAAGTCGTCGGGATGCTTTCGGAGATATTCGTGTCCGATTGAGAGGTAGATTCGGTAGAGCCAATCGGACTTAAGCCGTTTTTTTCCGCTTCCATAGCGTCCATCTCACGCTGCGGCATGTTTCGCCCCGTGTGTCGCAGGATGTCAGCGTAAAATTGCGCCGCCGCTGGCCCCGCCTTCTTGCAGAGCTTCAGCGCCTGAAGGTCGGTGAACTTCGGCTCCAATACGACAAGGGTCAGTGTCGCGACGATGGAAGCGACATCCTGCGTGATCGGCCCATACGGAAGCCACTCCGGAAGAACCGTCTTGGCATTCCAGGACTTCAGCAGGCTTTGCGCCTTCAATCGGACCTGCGTCATCTCGCGGACGTCTGAGATGACCTTGCAGATTAGATCCTGCTCGGGATCATCCGAAGTCGGTATACGAAAGGTCGACTCGGTCTCTTCGAATCGATCTATAAGCTCATCTGCGCTGAACGGCATTCATTCCCCCTAAGATCTAGTGTATTGGCCCTGGCCCAGGAGTGAGAGTTTCTGCTTGGTCAGGCTCGAGTTCTTCGCGTCGTGGTGGCCCATGGTGACAAGGGCCGTGCCGGAATACGTCGTTCCGCCGACCGACCAGACCATCGGCAGGGATTGTCCCACGTAGTCCATCAGGGTTGAGTTCTGGCCGGCGAACAGGTCGCATTCCAGGTCCCATCCCTGATCCTGTCCCCACGGGTACCGCCAGCTGTCTGCGAGGCCCTTTGCCTCTTCGTGCTTGACGTCGGTCTTGAAGGTCACGCCCTCAAGGTGAGCGAGCAAGTCGCCGCCGCCGACGCTGAAAACCGTGACATTGTCCGCTGCTACACGATCTGGCATGTCCTTAACTCCCTCGCAAAGAAAAAGGACTGCCCGTAGGCAACCCCTGACAAATCAGTTATCCGCGGTCAATCATCAACCGGTTTCAGACACAAACAGGCGGTACATAATCCCGAAATGAGCGATCGTCACGCCGTCTGACTTGACTTCCGGGTATCGAATCTCTCCATCCGCGATGCAGGATCTCACGGTCACGCCGTTGATCGCTCCGGACGCGCGCTGCAGCACATTATCCACCGCCTTCATGATCGCTTCGGCCCGGCCATACCCGGCAGCTCGCGTCACGGCTTTGACAGTTAGAAGCATGTTCGCCGCGCCGCGCTCGCCAGTGATCGAGGAGCCGACCTCGCGATAGCTTTGCTGCTGCAGCACGATGTAATCCGCTTTCGCGTCCTGCGGAACGAAGCCATTCTCATAGACTCCGATCCGGCTTTTGCTTTCCGGCAGAAACTCCAATACCAGGGCCGCAACGATCGGATCGGCGGTAAGTAAGGACCATGCCCACGCTATCGACCCGCTTGATCCTGTCATTCCAGCGCTTTACCGATCCTGTTGAAGAATTCCGGCGCGGCATGCTCCACCGCTGGCACAAAGAACGGCCTTGCCGGAAGATTACCGCCCCCGAACTCGTTGACCATACCGTGCTCGACACAGGCAGCGACAATGGCCTCATGGTCATGCTCTGGACCAACGTACGGAAAGGTCTTCGCCTCCGAATTTGGCCTGTTTCCAGAGTGTCGAAGTGTCACAGCCTGAGCCGCAGCCTGCGGGTAGCCGTTTTCCCGGTCCGTAACCGCATGGATGCTTTCCCGAAGCGCCCCGGTGTCAACAGGCGCGTGAGCCTGAGCTTCCGTAACGACCTCGTTGGCCGTCACGTGGATGGCTTCATCGATCCTCGGCGTCATCAGCTTAGTGATATCGCCGAAATTGTTGAAGTATCCGACGATCTGCCCGCCAGCCATAGCCCTTACCCCGCAATCAGCTCACAATTCAGGGCCTGCGTGCCGGTGCCGGCCAGGTCGATGTTCTTCAGCGAGGCGCCCACGGTCGGAGCCGCATTCACCACGCCCGCCTTCCACAGATACTCCTCGCCAGGCTGCAGGATGATCGACCACGATGCGCCGTGCAGCAGGTAGGCGTTCGAAGCGCCCGCCTTCACTGTGATCGCGTTCGCATTCGTGGCCGGGTTCTGAAACTTCACCGCCGCCGCTTTCAGGCCGGTGAAATCCACCGCAGCGCCGTTCGTCCCGACCAGCGCCGTCAGATCGATCGTCGCAGCGCCTCCGGAGAGGGCCTTCTGAAAGCTGGCCATCTTAGAGACCGGCGGCGTACTGGCAGCGTTCAGCGTGGCCGAGCTGTTGAAACCGTTATGCGTCACGGTCGGCGCCGCTGCATCCGGTACATTCGTGGTCAACACCTCAGCAGCCGTCAATGTTGAGACATAGGTAACCGTGACTGACATGTGATCGATCCTTCCTTCGCGCCAAAGAAAAAGGACCGCCCAGCGGCAGTCCCCTAATCCCTAATCCCTAACCCCTAACCCCTAATCCCTAACCCCTACTCAATCCGTCTCGCCATCACGCCCAGCAGCACCGAGGTCGAGAGCTTCGAATTTCGGTCCTGAACCTCGTAATAGATACCGTCACTCAAGATCCGGTTCGACGGCGTCAGAATCGCATCGATCGGCAGATAGATCAGGTAGATCCCGATCGCAGTCACCTTCGCGCCCTCCACGATCTCGGTACCGGGCAATCTTGGCACGATCAGGCACGGGTAATCTCTCACCGGCTGCCAGTCGTCGACGAAGCCGCCCATGCCGTCCGAAACGACATTCGTGACGCCCAGGTTTTCCACGATCGAGCAGGTATCGACCAGCGTCGCGGCGGCGATCGCAACCGCCGTATCGGACGGCGAGCTGCCAGTCGAGCCCAGACTTGTGCCAGGAAACACCGTGAGTGGCATGTCGGGCCTCCTAGGTGAGCGGGCCTATCTGCCGCAGTGCGTAGATCAATATCGATGTCGTGTCGGTGCTAGTATCCTCAACATCAGGATGCGTCACGTAGTAATCCCAGCTGTGGAACACGATGATGTCGCCATTCACAGGCGGGTCCACCGCCGTGTACGGCTTGAACGCCGTCGCGCTGAAAACAAACACTCTGGGAGAGGTCGCCGCAATGTTGGCGCCCAATCCAGCCCTTGGAACGCCCTGCTCACCTGCCTTCGCGCCGCTGACCTCCTCGGTCGTGACGTAGTAAGTCGCGCCCTTGAAAACGACCGGAGTGCCCTCCCGCTTTCGGAACTTATCCGAGATCCTCTGCATCTGCTGCGAAAGACGGCTCACGAGATGCTCCAAAAACGAGCGGCAATAGGGTATAATATTGCTATGTTAGTGAGAGTTCTCAAGATCAAAATGTTACCTACGGAAGAACAAATCCCGCTTCTCTTGGAGACCATGCAGCAGTTCAACGCTGCGTGTGACTGGATGAGCGGAATTGCTTTCCAGCGAAAGGCATATAAGAGAATTCCTTTGCACACTCTCTGCTATTATGAGGCCCGCGAGAAATTCTCCCTGGCTTCCGAGTTTGCTATTCTCGCTATCAGCAAGGTTTGCGCATCGTACTCCTCGGATAAATCAACCCGACATGTTTTCGGGCCTTACTCAGCGACGTACTTTGATTCCAGAATATTGCGACTTCAGGGCGTTACTTCCGTCTCGATGCGTTTGCTTGATAGCCGCCATACCATCCGGTTAGATTGCGGATCATACCAACGGCGACATCTCGCATCTAAGCCCGATATCGGTCAGGTTGAGTTGCTTTATGACGGAGGGCAATTCACTTTGGCCCTCTCCATCCGAAAAGCCGACCCGCCGCCAATTCAGACTAAAGGCACTCTGGGCGTTGATCTTGGTATCGCGGAAATAGCCACGGACAGTCTAGGAAATCAGTATTCCGGCGAACGCGTGAAGTCCTGTCGCCGGAGATATCGTCAATTGCGTAAAACGCTCGAATCTCACGGCAAGAAAAGTGCTATGCGGCGACTGAGAGCCATTCGCCACAAGGTAACTCGCTTTTGCCACCACGTAAACCATTGCGTATCTAAGCTGTTAGTTGCACGAGCATTGACCACGGGGAAGGCAATCGCACTAGAATCCCTGGACGGGATATTGGAGCGAGATCACAGTTGGGCCCGTGAAGCACGCTGGGCATTGAATTGCTGGGCTTTCGCTCACCTTCGTCGGTGTATTACTTACAAAGCCCAAGACGTTGGATTGCCAGTAGTTTTGGTCGATCCCCGAAACACGTCTCGCACATGCTCCTCCTGCGGGCACTGCGATAAAGGTAACCGACGGAGCCAGTCAAAGTTTGTATGTCAGAAGTGCGGCTTCGAAGTTAATGCCGATATTAATGCGGCTATTAACATCGAAGCACGGGCGAATGTAATCTCGCCTAAAGATGTCCGCCTGCAGTTAGCTCTGTAGGAATTGGAATGTCAAGGCTTCGTTCATAAATTGATCGAAGTCGATTACAGTCCCATTCGTCGCAATCAATTCGGAAGAAATCCTGTGTACCAAAACATACTTGGGTGATCTCGCTCGTACGCCCATTCGTCTACCAGAACCGTCCACAGCGGGTTCACCAGCGCGTGCGAGTTCACGCCGCGCGCCTCCTGAGCCCGCCTGGGACCGCTCGCCTGGAAGAGCGACACCGCCCGCAAATCCGAAAGATCGCTCGCAATCGCGCTGACGCGGCTCATCACTTCGTAAGCGTGATCGATCCAGCGCTCCGTGATCGTCTTCTTTTCAGGTGTCGGATTGGCGAACTGCGTATGCGTGTTGAGCGTGTGGTACCGGATCAGATCGGTGACCGCCTCTTCCTTGGTCAGGAATGGCCGCATCACAGCCGCGACGAAGAAGCCGAGCGCCTCATCCACCAGCGGCACATCTGAAGCCGCCAGGTCGCTGTAAGCAGGAAGCGAAGTCCAGGCCGCCGCGATCTTGGTCACAGCGCTGTCAAACCACTTCACAAGCCGCTCATCCGAGATCTCGGTTCGATCCTTACCCAGCAGATCCCGCACCCAGTTCGCCGCATCCGAATATGGCAACGCTCTTCTCCAGAACTTCATTCGCAGATTACGCAGATGAACGCAGATCAGGGATTGCCTCGCGCAAAGCACGCAAAAGCGCAAAAGGGAAATTCGCCAATTCGCCAACTTCCCTTCTATGCATTTCTTTGCGTTTTTGCGGCTTTTGCGCGAGACAATCCCTACGGGCTGTCATCATCCGCGATCACTTCGAAATCCACCACCGGCTCATACCGATCCCCGTTGGTGCAGTCGATCACGAAGGTCGCGGAGTACTTCCCGACCGGCAGCGGCAGATCGGTAGGCTGCACGCGGTACCAGGCCTCAGGCTCGATGCTGGCCCCACTCGTGAAGCCATCCGCTGGAATATCCGCACTGCCGACCACCGTTCCAACCCCAACCGCGGGCCGGGTCTTAATCGTCAGGGTCACGGCCGCGATGGTCAGCGTCACCGGAAGGCCGTCCGGGCCGGGCTGTTCCGGAGAGAGCGTCGCAATGATACGCCGTCGCTCCTTTCGCCGCATTGGATCTGCGCTGCCGTCTGCCACTACATCCCTCCGGACTTCCGCACACGGTCCCCATGGCCAGACTTCCGCACGCCATCGCCACGCCCTGAGAGCCTTCCGAAGGTCGGCGACTGCGGCTGTGTCAGCACGATCTGCGCCGGAATGATGATCTCGCTTCGCACCTTCGGAAGCAGCTTCGGCGGCGCGATGAACGCTGATATCTCAGGCGGCTGAATGAACGGCGCAACGACAACGATTCTCGCCGTCACCGAGTAGTCAGGCTGGACCGGCTTCTGGAAGGGCGGCTGCCAACTCGTAACGCTTGGCGGCAGGATCACGGCCGGGATCAGCGCCGCATGGATCGAATAGTCGGGCTGAACGATCCTGGCCCGGGCAACGTCGGGCCAGAACACCTGCGGCGGCTGGATGAGAGCCGTAGCGATGATGCTCGCAGGTCTCGCGTACGCCTGATATTGGATCGTCCTCAGCTGCGGCAGAACGGTGTCTGAGATCGAGCCGCCGCCAAGGATCGTCGGAATGATCGGAGCCGGATCGATCGAGCCTGTAAGCTGCCTGAACTGCGGCCGTACAAAGATGTGCTCACTGACCGTTGGCGGCTGTATCACCGTCGCTGGCGTCGAGATCAGCGCGGCGGGCTTGATCAGCTCGGTGAGCGAGCGGAACGTCAGCCTGAGCGCGGGCGGCTCCGAGACAGCGGGCGGCAGAATGGTCTGCACAATCCCGGCCGGCGTAATGGTCTCGGTGAGTTGCCTGAACTGGGGCCGAACAAAAAGGTGCTCGGTAACGGCCGGCGGCTGAATGATCGTCGGAACGATCCCAGCCGGGATAATGGCCTCGGTGAGCTGCCGAACAGCCGCCTTCGGCATGGGCGGCTCGGACACGGCCGGCGGCTGAATGATCGCAGTGGACGCGATGATCGCCGCCGGGACCGCGAACGCCTGATACTGCCAGATAAGGTTCGCCATCAGTAAGCTACCATCTTAGGCGCGTCCGAAGCCATCCGAACGCCTTGTGAAGACGGGACGGCGATAAGGGAGGGGGTTAGCCCAAAGTAATTGTCTCTGACTGCCTTCCGCAGACCCGCCAGCGCCGCCGCGCCCGTCGCATTGATATGTACTCCGTCGCCACTGTTATAAATGCTCTTCAGGTCATCTTTTTGACCGGTCGAGACGCGCGTCTGGCCGAATGCGTCCCAGCACGAAACGATCCTGACGTTCCCTTTGCCTGCCCCCCATCCAGCGAGCGCAGTATTCCAGCTTCGAATGGCCGCCGCCTGAAGATCCGTGAAGTTCGTGTCCGGAAGGACTTCGTCGATCCCCATGAAATTAGCCGTGCCCCACAAGGCCCGGATGCTATCGAGATCCGCAAGCATAGCGGCATTGGTGCGCCCGGTAAAGATGTCGTTTATCCCACAATGGACCCATAGCTCGGTCGCCCCGCACGCAACTGAACAATGAGTGCCGGAGGCTGTCATGATTGCCGGGACGCCACTCGATAGCACCCAGGCGAACGTCTGACTGCCCTTGGCGAAGTCCTGGTAGTTCCAGTTGCCGCCAATGAGCGACTTCATGTTGTAGCCGAGTTCACACAGCGGCGCGCCGTCGGCGCCTGTAGAAGGTCCGGTGCCGTCGAGGAACGAAGTAAACGTGCCTCCGTGCCCAACCTCGATCGAGTCGCCGGTGGTCCCTGCTGTGGGCTGCGCACCGAATGCCTCGATGTTCAACGCAAAGTTACTGATATCGTTGGCGCTTGGGAAAGTGACGTTTGTGCCGGTCTCATCTCCGGCAATCCAGTGGATGGCTGCGCTGGCCACCACCGCGGAGCAATCTAACGCGGGCCCAGCGCCGCCCGCGTCGATGTCGATCCACATTCCGAAAACATCGCCTATTCGGACGCCCGTAATCGGATTTGCGAAGGTTCGGCTCTGTACCGTGTCCCCAGCGATAGGAGTGAACTTCTCGCTTTCACCAACAAAGTCCCAATTGCTGCCATTAGGCCGAAATACTTTGAATTTGAAACCGCTCGCGCCACTGACGTGGCACATGTAGCTGCATCCAAGTAGACTTCCAGCTTGCAGACTCCGGTCGGTCACGATACCGTCGATGAACGTGCGACCGCCGGTCCCGCCCGCAATTTGCGCGCTGTTGACGAAATTGGCGGAGCCAAATCCATTCCAGGAGGCATTCGTCACGAACTACAGTCCCCTCATCTCCCGCCACCGCTCGCGCATTCCTCTACGCCCCTGGTTGCAGACCGCTTGCCAAACCCAATCGGGTACATATAGCCCTTCGGCTAAGAATTCATCCTTCACCTGCTCCAACCCGAATGTTCCGCCGAGTGCCTCCGGCCAGTCTCGCGCCCACTGCTTGATGTGGAAATTCACGAGCCTCTTGCCGCGCTGAACCTCTTCGAAGACCCTGGGCTGTCGGCAGGTCTTAGGCTTGTCCTTCTGAGACTCGTGCTGCACAAAGCATTGCAAGGCGTTCGCGTCGCCTTTTGAAAGCAATTGGACCGGACGCGGTTCCGGGTCAAATACTTTGTTGCGTCGAGCGAATTGCAGATAGAACGAGAAGTCGCGCCGGTGATGTGGCTTGATCTTCATCGACTACAGCCCCCTTAGTGCCTGCGTGGCCTTACGCTCGATGGCTTCCATGCGCCGCTCCCAGGGCTCGCACCGCTCTACGCACTCTTTCTTTCCGCAGGTCACCGCGTTGCAGTTCGGGCACCACGAACGCTTTATGCCACTGCCAGCCATCGAAACGAAATGCGCGTTGCAATGCGGGCACTGTAGAGTCGAAGCGATCTCCTTGCCGTCCCGAATGATCATCCCATGCGCTTTACGCTCGAACTTCGCGCCCGCATAAGGATCCGTGTACCGCGTCGCTACGATGATCTCAATCGCCACCTACTCAGCCCAGCTCTCGTAGTTCGGGATCTCGGCCAGGATGTCGGCAAGCGTAGATTCCGCTGGCATATCCTTACGCCGGTGCTTTGAGACCACCTCGCCGTCCTCTTTCACGTCGTCAAACCACAGGCTGATGTGGAACTCATCCGTGCCAGGGCTCTCCTCGCTCCGATGATCCTTCGCCATGATGATGCGCGTTACTCTTTCCATTCGCTCTCCCTTGGTCACTCAGCGCCGTCACGAGCGCCGAATAGTTAGCAAAATACGGGCGGATGCGGCATCACTCCTCAAAACTCCACATGCCCACGACATTCACCGCCGAACCATTGACGACGATCGGAAGCAGCGACAGTCCGTTATTGGCCGTCGCTGGCACGACGAACCCGCGTCCATCATCCGCGACCCACCGGAACGAGCTGTTCTGGTTGAGTGGGAGCTGGTCCAGCGTATCGCCCAGCGTCGGCGCTCCGATCGATGGCCCCATCATCGCAGTCGCGACGCAGGCCGGATCTGCGCTGTCCTTGGGCTTCGGCGTAATCGCGGTACCGCCAGCGGGCGCCGTGGAGTGTCGCCGAATGAGGTAAGTCGCGGCCATATTCGCAGGCGTGGCATCCGACCCGATCGTGTACTCTTTCAGCGCCACGCGAATCGCCGCCGAGCCTGTCAGTGTCATAATCGGCACCGTAGTGCTCTGCGTATTCGTCGCGTTCCAAGGCGCTTTATAAACTCGTCCCATGTCGAATGCCTCCTAATACGGATAGCGCACAATTGTATCTACTGGTAAACTTTGCACAAACTCATAAGGCTGAATAATGACGGGTGCCGCGCTCACCGCCCACACGCGCCGCCCCGTATCGGCCCAGTTCCAGCGGGTCGGGTTGCCAGCCTTAGTTTCGAGGTAGAACGCCTGGACATCTTGTGCGGTCAGGGCGCGGTTGTGAAACGCGATCGCATCCGCATCGTCGGCCCAAAAGAAGTTTGAACCGTCTGCATTCGCTAGTAGTGATTTTGAACCGCTGTACGCTGTGACCGTGCTGGCCGCAGGACTGTTGACCAAAGCCGCATCGATGTAAAAACTGACCGCTGCGCCTGTATACACGGCCGCCAGGTGCCTCCATGTGCCGCTATTGATAGTGCTGGAGCATCCTCTCCAGCCAACTCCGTCATAAAAGTCGGGCTTCCCTGCGGCATTGACACCAATAGCTAGCCCAAAACCGCTTCCGGCTGCCGGATTATAGAAACCCACCAGCACTTTCGTTCCGGTGTTTGTTGTGCGAAGCCATCCCGATACACTGAACGCCGATGTTAACTGTAAAGCGGTTGCCGTGCCTATCACGACACGCGTATTCGTCCCATTACCCCGCAACGCCCCAAATCCACCCGGTCGTCCGCCGCTGATCCATGTTGGCCCATTTGTGCGAGTTCCGTCGTTTGGGTTCTTGCCACCTCTTACTAAATCCCGAAGTGCCAAGCCGCCACGCCATCCCGGATTGGGGGTAACCGTCCAGTCCGCAACAAGCCCGTAATTCAGCGGATGGTCCCAATTGATCGGGCAGGCGGGGTCCACAAACCCGTTACATAGCGGGATTACTCGCGTCAATTACGTGGACCTCACCCTATACCAAGGCGTGCAAGTCAGAACGGTATGGAGCGCCGTCGCGTCGAAAGCCACGCTCGCATTGTTGTAGATCAGCGGCGCGAAGTAGTAGTCTTTCGGCACAGCCCACAGCGACACCGGCCCCTGCACGCCAGTTCCCAGGTTGTTCGATGCGATCAGTGAGCCCACAAACATGAGTTGCCCGAACGTGTCCACATTGGGACCTGCCGCATCCGCCCCGAGCGTTCCAGCCGGGTTATTCGTTCCCGCCGTCGCGCTATCGGACCAGGCGAGATAGAGACCGACCTCACCGCCCGCCGTTGGAGCAGAAGTGAATTGGCACAGCAGCTTGAACTCCAGGTAGTCGGGCAGGATGGCAGTTGTCAGTCCCGGAGGAGCTACCAACAGCGTTACCGACTTGTCTCCAAGCCGCGACGAACCAGCAGCCAGGGATGTACACGTAATAACGTGATCGCCGCCGCTCGACTTCCATACAATGTCCGTGCCCTTAATTAGGCTGAAATCGTCTTGTATGCTCATTTTAGCCTTGCTTTACGTTGTCGGGACTGCTTAACGCCGTCTATGTACACCGAACGCTTTTTGCCGTCTGCAACGATCGCTAGGGTATGCCATTTTCCGTCATTCATGGTCGTAGCGACTCGATCACATCAGCCATGTTTACGGTCTCGCCAGCGCCGAACATCTGCTCGCAGCGACTGCCGGTTCGCGTTAAAAACTCGTCGTGCTGCGCCTGGGTCATGAACCCCTGATCGCGCAGGTTGTCCATCATGCCGATTACGAGGAGCGCTGACGTGTGCACGATCTCGATTGGCGCGATCAGCCGGTCATAGGCTCCGAGCCAGAACTTTGCGTTGCCCGAGATCACCGGGTCAGGGTTGGCCGTCTGCTGGAGCAGCGTGATGATGACAGGCGCGAGTATCTCGATCGACTTCTGCCGCCCGATGTCCCCACGCGGGATCACTATCGCGTCTGAGACGGCGTTAAGCATCTCTGCGAGCGTTCCCACGTCTCCGTTCGCTAATGCTTGCGCATAGGCTGGCAATTGCAATTCAGTTTTGAGCGCCGCGATGTCGATTGGCAAAATAGATCTCTCCTGGCTAAAACTGGTACAATCTCACCTATGGCTACGAACCCCGGAAAGTACATTCCAATCATCGCGCTCATCGCGGCCGTCGTCGGGCTCGGCTATCTCGAACTATGGTTCCCGGCATGGAAAAGCCCCCTGCGTATTGCAGAGGGCTTCCTGTTGGTAGCGATCATCTTCGCGGCCGTGCTTACTCAGCCGAAACGCAAACCCTGATCACTCTTTCGAGCCGTTCAGCGCCGCCAGATCGTACTGCTGGTTGCCCTGCGGCTCCTCGCCGTCCGCAGTGATCACAAACTCGACCTTCGGCGTAATCATGGCCATCATGTCGTCGATCTCTTTGATGCGGCCATCGGCAGTACAGTAAGCGATCTGCGCATTCTCGCGAATCGCCATCTGCTGCGCCCGCTTCTCCCTCAAAACCTCAAGAATATCCATCCATCTCCTCCGATTAGAATGCTAGGATGCTATCCGCAGATTACGCAGATCAGGGATTACCTCGCGCAAAGCACGCAAAAGCGCAAAAGGGAAATTCTCCAACTTGCCTTTTATGCATTTCTTTGCGCTTTTGCGGCTTTTGCGTGAGACCCGTATTCATCTGTATCAATCTGCGTAATCTGCGGATAAAGTGCTTAGACCGGCTGGATACCGATCGTCACGCGGCAGCCTGCCAGCGAGGTCATCGTACCGGCAATCACAAGCGAGAGCCGGTCACCGGCCGCTAGCGTCAGCGAAGCAACCGTGGCTATCAGTGTACCGGAAACGACCGTATTGACTGTTCCGGAGAGCGACATCGTACCGGTCAGCAGGTTCGTTCCGGATCCTGGGGCCGTGGTACCAGTGCACTTCTCGATCTGCAGGGTTCCAGACGAGCTTGCCGTCGAGAAGACTGCCTTAACACTCTTGAACCGGCAGGCCCGCGTTGCGACAAACACCGTGCGGGTCGCGTCGGTCGCAGTCAGCGCCTCGGAGATCAGGATCAGGTTTCCGTCGCCGTTGACCTGGACTTCTCCAGGCACTCCGGTCGAGACCGCCGCGCCCGGCACCAGGTTGACATGCCCGCCCGCGTTGGTTCCACCGGCTCCCGCGCCTCCTGTGATGGTCACCGAAGGTCCAGCGCCAGAGCCGGACGCGCCCGGAACGATCGAAATCGCACCAGCAACACCCGTCGCGCCCCCAGCGCCCGAAGTCAGCGTGATTGCTCCACCAGCGCCGGTACCAGCTCCGGCGCCTCCGGTGAGTGCCACAGCGCCGCCAGCGTCATTCGTCGAAGCCGCCGCCCCTCCGATGACCGAGGCCGCACCGCCAGCGCCAGTTGCGCCCGCGCCGGATGCCCCTCCGGTCATCGACACCGCGCCGCCCGCGCCGGTGCCCTGGCCAGCGCCTCCCTTTACGGTCGTGACACCGCCCGCGGCATTTCCATTGGTTCCGGCGCCTGCTGCGATCGCTACGGCGCCGCCCGAGCCTGAAGTCGCGCCACCAGCCCCACCGGTAATCGCGATCGCTCCACCAGCGCCGGTAGCGCCTGCGAGCCCTCCAACCAGCGAGGCCGCGCCTCCGTTACCGGTCCCGATTCCAGCGCCTCCGGTTACAGAGGCCGCGCCGCCCGCTCCATTGGTTGAAGCTGCTGCACCTCCAGCGACGGCCGCCGCCCCGCCTGCGCCGGTCGCTCCCGCCCCGGACGCGCCTCCTGTGAGGTTAGCCGCCCCACCGTTTCCGGTGCCGGCGCCCGCGCCTCCCGCGACAGTGCTTGCACCTCCCGCGAAGTTGGTGTCTCCCACGCCTCCGGCAAGCGAGGCCGCGCCACCAGCCCCGCCCGAACCGGCAGTTCCGGTGAGCGTGGCAGGCGTGGTCGAAAGCGAGAAACCGTTATCAAAAGTGACCGTTCCGCCCGCCAGAACGCGCAGCGTGCCACCGGATCGTACCACGAACTCAGCCCCGGCCTTCCGGATGCCGACCTTTGCATTGACAATGCTCATCATGATCTCCTACACTGCCCTCGCAGTGAACTCCCACGGTGACAAAGAGAAAGGCGGCTCTCCTACGAGGCCGCCTTGTCCGCAGTCGTATCAGAAGGCGCTTCCGCCTCCGGGACTTCTTTCGCCGGTTCGTCCACCTCCGGCTCTGCTATCGGTTCAGGCGCCTTCGCCGCTGCAGCCTTCAGAGCAGCGTTCTCATCGGCCAGCCGCTTGTTCTCGGTCTCAAGCTCCGAGACGCGTGCGGCATGCTCGGTGAGCGCCTTGCCGAACTCCGCGACCCTGGCCGCTAGCTCCGCATTCTCTTTCTTCATGCTGACGCGCTCCGCTTTCGCGGTCGGCTCTGTAGCCGTGGCGAGGTCGGCCTTGAGCGCGGTGTTCTCATCCGTCAGCCGGGTGTTCTCTTCGCGCAGGCCATCATTCTCAGCCTGCAGCCTGTCCACTTCCTGCCGGTCGTAAAGCCCGAGGATATCCGGCATTCCTGGATCTGGCACCGGCAGGTTGATCTCACGGTCCGGGTCCGGCTCCTCCGCGTCTACCAGAAAGTCCAACTGCTCGAATGTGACGGCACGCCGACCCTTCGCATGGACTGCCTTACCCGCGCGGATATCGTCTGCCCACGCGTCGTACTGCTCTTGCGTGATCTGTGTCTTTGCCATGGGTATCTCCTAATCTGTGAAAACCTCTATGACTGGAGAAATCCCTAGTTGGAGGTGGTCAAGGCAACCAGCACGCCTGGCCGCAAGCAGAGCGAGATCGGTGAGCTCTGCATCTCAATCGCCCAAAACTTGTTGAAGCCGGACGGATCGGGCGCCATCTTGGCGTAGCGCGGCCGTCCAAGCGTGTTCGCGGTCTCCATGTAGTCGCCGGGCGCGAAATAGGTCGCGTAGATGTCCGGCACGCCGACCGGAAACGCGGTTCCCTGCGCGGCTGGGATGAACGGGATACCCGAGACCGAGCCGCGGTAAACCTTGAACAGAATGCCGCCGAACTTGAATCCGGTGTAGCGGATATCCTGCTGCAGTGGATTCTGAGCCTGGCTCAATGTCTGGTAATACTGATAGGCGCGCACGACGTTGGGATGCGTGATCAGCTCATCGAAGAAGGTCTTCCCGACAAACGCCGTCACTTGGATGTCCTCGGAACCGTCCGCACCGAGCACATCCTGAATGGCCGCGCGAACCGTCTCGCACTTCCCAATGACGTTAGTAGTCGAGGTTCCAAGCAGGAAGTCAACCGTCGTCTGCGTGACTCCGAACTCGGTAAACAGGTTATACAGCGTGGTCGCGCCGTCGCTGTCTAGAATGACGCCCTGCAGCGCACCGATGCGGCCGTATTCCACGGTTGCATCGAGAGACTTGGTCATCTTCATCATCCGCTGCTGGACTTCCATCTCGGCCATTTGCAGATCGGTCTCGGAGCCGAACGCGCGTTTGTTCTGGATCTCGTCCGCCGTGATATAGTCGCGAACCGGGAAATGGAAGTGCTTGAATAGGCGCAGCTTGCGCTTGTCGCGCGTATTCTGCACCGCGGGCGCCCCGCGCTGCGTGTTCGGGATCAGATAGAGCCCTCCGGCCCGCTCCTCGACCTCGAGCGTGGTCGTATAAGTGCCTTCCTCATCGAAGATGCCCAGTTTGCCCGCCGCGCCTGGCACGAACGGGATTTGGTCGACCTTCGCGACGAGTGATGTCATTGTGAAGGCGTCTGCCGCAAATACATCCAGTGATGGCATGTTTCACTCCCCGCCTGGCACAATGACCCGGCGTAAAAAATGGACGCCCGGCAATCGAGCGCCCCGAACTGTCCTATTCGTCACAAACCAATGCTAAATGCTCACTGCCGAAGACCTACACCCCTGTGCGGCAGATGATATTCCTGCTTGCGAGGTCCGAGACGATGTTTGCGATCGTCGGCCCATCCGAGGTGCCGAAGTTAAGCTCGGCCTGGTTGACTTCCGCATCACGTGCCGTCACCGGAGCATTGGAAACATCCGCCGAGGTCGCATCCTGCCTGGCGTAGTTGATGGCGACCGCAGTCTCTGAACCATCGTTCGCGGCGGTATTAACGTAAGTGTATTTGCCAGTCGCGGCGATTCGCGCCAGCACGTCGCCCGGCTGATAGACCGTCGCATTGCTGAGCAGCGTCACGACCTCCCGGCTCATCTCACCGTTCGCCTGAGACGCGAGGTATTCGCCGCTGTATTTGATTTCCGACTTGTTCAGAGCCATGTTCCCCTCCAAAGAAAAAACCGGCCCGGAGGTCGGTCGGTGCAACGTGGAGCCCTTCGGCCCCGGTGATCGAAATTGCTACTTGCGAGTTACTTGCCCTGCATTACCTTCTTGCGCTCGGCATACACCGCGGATGCTGGCTTCAGCACCACGCCTGGCGCGTCCGGCTTCGGCTGCGCGACATCGTTGGCGAACTCCGGCAGGTCGGCCGGCTGGGACTTGCGCTCCATCGGCTTGCCATCCTCGGTCTGAAGTTTCTGCTTCACCGCGAGCCGCTTATACTGGGCCGCCAGCGATTGGACTTGGGAAAGCGGCGCCGTCTCAAGAAACGCATGGGCCTGGTCGACATCTACTTTCGCCGCCTCGTCATTGCCGAACGCAACGACAGCGAGCTTCTTCGCCTCTTCGCGCTGGGTGGCAAGATACGCGTCTCCACTCTTGGCCCGCTCCTGCAGCGCCTGAAACTGCTCCACCGTGTGAATGCCAGCCTGGTGCGCCGCCGTCAGAACCGGATCTTCCGCAGGAGCATCAGTATCTTCCGGCTTGGCCTCGGTCGTCTTCTCGGCCGTATCTTGCTCAGCGGTCTTGGTCTCATCATCCAACTCAGTATCCTCCTCAGCTCCAGCCGAGAAGTTCCCGGCATTTCTTTGCGCCTTCGTGCCTTTGTGTGAGGCATTCCCCAATCCCACCGCTCGAAAGGCCGATGTCACAGCCTCCTGGATTGTCTCCTTGATGCTGTTAATATCCATCGTATCTCCCTTCGAAAGCAGCGGCGCGAACGCCAGCCGAGCCTGCGCGCGGCTCTTTCCAGTCAAGACGCCTATCTTCTCGCCGTGAAGCATCTTGCGGAAGCCAGCTCCTGGTACGGCGCCATCGAACACCGCGCTTGTCTCACCGCAGTGGCAATCGTCCATCGTGTAGGAGCAGCATCCGCCCGGCACGCCCTTATCAGCCTGCGCCTGAATCTCTTCGTCAGTCATGTGATAGGTGGTGCCTGGATAATGGTCGCAGTCGCCGTACCAGTCGGCCATGTCGCCGCCGCAGACATCGCACAGCATCTGCCCGCCGTACAGCCCGACCGAAACATCGAAGATCGTACCGGCCTTGATGCCAGCGCTCATCGCGTCCGTGGACGGCCCCTGCTCGCCATTCGGATACACGCCCTTGAGCATGTAGAACCCGATAATCGCGCGCTCACCGGCAGGCTCGCTTTCCGTGGCCGCCATGTTCTCATAGCGGCCCGCGAACGTCCGGCCGTAAGGCAGCTCTGCGGGGGAAGAGAGCCCTCCGGTCCGGTGCGAGTTCATGAAGGCAAAGCCGGCCGCCGCATCGGTCGCGATATTCTTGAGCGTCCGGCGCGACATGAAAGCATAGCGATCTGGAATGAAGTTGGTATTCGCGGCCTCTGCGTAGTGGATGTAGATATCATCCAGCGTCAGCGGCTCATTGCCATTGTCCAGCATCGCGTTGATGCGGTCGAGCGCCTCCGCGTCATCCGCAGGCAGCGAGCCGACCGCGCTCGTCACGCCAGACCCGACCGGCGACGGCGCACGCAGGAACTTGAGCGGAACCGCTTCGAAGCCCTTGCGAGCTGCGATCCTATTCCGGGCTGCACAGCGCTCCGGGTCCAATCCAGTGAGCGTTATATGTCCCATAAGTCCTATCGGTCCTATCTGTCCTATGAGATCTTCTCGCAAGCATAGCTCGGCTTGATCACCGCCGCCAGATACCGGCCCTTGCTATCCGCCGCCATCAGGCCCTCATGCACCGTAGTCGGCACGTCCTTGTAAGCGTAGACGCCGCCGTTTTTGAATTCGACCTCAAGCCGGTTGCTCTGCGGGTCGAAGCCAATCGCGCGGATATTCGAGCTTTCAACAGGCGTTCGGTTCGTTCCCATAATTCCCATGCTTCCCATCACTCCCATTCAAACCCCTACGCCGCCTTCTGCTGATCTTGGTTCGCGTTCTGCTCTTCCTGAGTGTTCCCGGCAGGGAGTGTCTGCTGAGCCTGCACCTTGCCGGCCGCGACCAGCAGCAGCGCCTCCCGCGTGCATTCGCCTACCAGGCCGGTGCCGGACAGCTCGATGCTCATCTGGTCGGGAGTGATCACTCCAAGCAGACATTCCGTCGCGAGGTTCTTGATCGTCACCGCGCGCGTGTTGGCTTCCACCAGGGCGTCGGTCGTTCGGATCGGCTGATACTTCGCGACGGCCGTGAACATCAGGCCCATGAGCCGCAGGTGAAGATTGAACGCCGCCAGGATCGGAGCCAGCACCGCCGCGCGGATAGCCTCCAGCCGCCTCGCATACACCTGCCATTGCACGCTCGTGTGACCCTCGGTCGAGCCCTCCTGGTACGCCATCATGATCGGGAGTTGTTTCAGCCCGCGAACGATGCGGCTCCGCAGCTCGTCCAGGATGCCCTCAAGGCCAGCGAACGAGCCGCCCGCCATCATCTGCGCTTTGCCGTTGGCGCCGACAAACAGCCAATCGTCAGACTTCAGCTCGTTAAAGCCCGCGACAGCCGCCTGGAATTGGTCGAGCACATACTTCGTCGCGGCCGGGTTGTCTTTGCTGTCGCCATACCCGAGCCTCTGCGCCATATCGTAGAGCTGAGAGGTATCGATCTCAATTACGCCGCGCGGCCAGGCGGTATGATCGATGCAATCTCTGAGCGCCTGCAGCACGTGCAGGTTTCCGAGGATCTCCGCTATCACCGGCCCGAACGACGCGCGGCCGTACGGGTCATCCACCATCGGCTGATACGGGTTCCAGAAGAACGTGCTCTCGTCCATCTGCACATAGCCTGGATAGAGCGGGTTCGACGCCGCCTCCGGGCTATGCTGTTTCTGCAGGATCATCGCACGGGCATTGCGGTCCGGCCTCGCGATCATCAGCGACAGGCTGTCAACCGGCCATATCTCGGAAAGGCCCTTGAGCGGCTCCCCTGGCACCGCTTCGAGCGCGGTCATGCCGGTGCAGACATTCATCAGCGTGCCGATGGACTGCATTCCGGCCAGCCCGCCCAACTCCTTCGGCATCTGCTCGATAAAGCTCTGCAGCAGCGCCGTGACATTCTCATCCGGCGCCGCGTTCGGGTCTCCGGTCGGCTGCGCAACGATCTGCACATCGCCGGTGGTCAGCGTAATGATATTGTCGCACGCCAGCGAGCAGTCCACATCGCTGTCGATAATCGTCGTCAGCAGGCGCAGCGGAGAGCTGAAAGCATAGTTGGAGAGCGACGCCCCGGTGCGCATGAAGCCCGGCGATGTGATATTGCGGCGCGGGATAATCCCGATTCCGCCGTCTCCGAAAGGCGTCCATATCCCAGGCTGAGACCTTCGCCCACTTCCTGCAGGTCGGTTGATGTCCCCCATCTGGCTAGAGCGGGTATCGGCCACGTTTCAGTTCCTCTTCCCGCTGGCATCACCGCGCTGCGCGCTTGATCCCTGCCATGAGTTGCAAGGGAGTGAGCATGGGCGCCTCTGCCGGCCCATACAGGTGGGCTATGATGTAGCGCTCCGCATCCAAGAAGTGAAAAGTCTCTTTATCCTCGATCTTCTCGGTCGGCTCGCCTGCATCATCCAGCTCTCGGCTGTAGCGCACCTTCATGTCGAGGTAACCGGTTAGATCATCGAAGACAATGATCTCATCGCGCTTGTGGCAGCCATAAACCCGGTTGATCCCGACTTCCACATCTTTGATAGGCGGTTCCATGACTGGCAAGCCGCCCGCGCGGAATTCGTCTCGCCACTGATCCTCAGAATGCGAACCACCGACGCATACCGGGACCATCGGCTCTCCTGCAAGGAGATGCTCGGCATGTTGCTTCGCCGTCCTGCCTCCGGCCTTGTACTCGCGATAGGCAAACAACCGATCGGTTGGCCGTCCATCGCTGCCCAGCTCGCGAGCATAAAACATGCCCGCCGTATTAACGCCGCCGAAGTCCAGCCCGAGCATCCGCGGCCATTTCGCAGGGATCGTAAACCGCTTACATTTGTGGCCGAACGGCTGGTACTCGTCTATGAAGCTGTCGTAAATCTGACCGGCTGGGCGCGTGAAGATACCGCGATAGAACAAATCGAACTTCCATGGCGGCAACTCCCGCCGCGCACGCTCAAACTCCTCTTTCGGGAAGATCGGATTTTCCGTGCTGTCGAAATTGATGATGTCGTAGTCGCACGGTTCACCCGTCGCCTTCGCCAACTTCCATCGATCGTAGATCTGCTGCTTCAGCCAGCCAAGGTCATAAGGCGTCGTGGTGATCAGCGCCCTGCCCTGCGCAAGCGAAAGGCGTCGCAGGATCGCTTCCCACGACGCCAGCTTGAACTTCTTCTGACCCGCCTCGTCAAGCCACGCGGCCTTTGCCGTTGCGCTCTCAAGGCTCTCAGGATCCTCCGCATATCCGAAGAAAACCACGGTCGGTTTATCCGGATCGTAGCTGCCGAACGTGCGTACGCTGCCAATCTCGCTGAACGTGAACTTTCGAACAGGGCTCGAAACATACGTTCCAAGCTGCAGCCAGCGTCCGAAGAGCTTTCGAAACTCAGGCAACGCTTTCTTTTCGAGCAGCGCGAATGTCGGAGTAACCACCAGGTAATCACCAGGCCCGCACAGTTGAATCTCGCGGTATAGCCATGGTGGGCCGAAGCTCGTCTTACCACTCTGCGTTCCGGCAATAACGCCGATGAACCGCCGCTTGCTTTCCCATGCCCGCCATTGGCCAGGATGCGGCTGAAAGTTAATCTCCCTCTGCGGTGTTATCGTCAGTAGGTCGGTTGATTGCGGGCGGGATGACGTTGAATCCAATGACGCCACCGACATTCAGATTTCCCTCTGTTCTGTCTGTGAACATCGCGTAGTGCCGGCCGACGTGAACCGCCGCCGCCTGCGGGTCATGGATCTCAATCTCTACTTCCGTCTTTTCCCACGCGTTATCGTCCTTCCCTCCGCTCCGCTTCGTGGTCTTGGCCTTCTTAAGCAGGTGGAAGTTTTCCTTCGCTGACTCGGAGTTCAGATCGATATACGCGTCGCCATCCACAGTCTCGCCGATGAAATGCCTCAGCGTTCCCCGCGCATGGTCGCTCAGGATCTGGAGCACCTCATCGGAGGAGAGAGACTGAGCCTCTAATCGCTCCTTGATCTGCGCGGCTATTTCAGGCTGTTTCTTAAGCTGGGCGGCCATTATCTTCGGATTGCGGTATCCAGCCATATGGGCGGCCCTGCTGCCACACAACCGCGCCTCTCCGAGATAAAAGTTCACGAACGCTTGCTGTTTGTGGGTCATCGAAAAGGTTAAGTAAAGTTAAGTTTTTGAGATCAAAAAAAAGAGCCGCCGCGACACCTCTACCGCGACGGCCCAACGCTTCACCCGAAGCAGTTACCCAGGAGTTGCGCACGCAAACAACAATAGGCCGCCTCGAAAGACGGGCCGGTTAGAGCGGGAGTCGGCTCTGCCCCGACGACCTTGGCGTTATGAGCGCCCTGTTCTACTGACTGAACTATCCCGCATCAAAATCATTCACCCTCACATATATAGGGACGCTTTTTCCAAATCTTGCACATTTACGTTCGAATACGGAGGTAAAAATCCATTTCCGACCATTCTGGTAGACTAACAAGCAATACCCCGCAGGAAGAAGCCATGACTACACCCGCCGAACCTGAGACCGATACCGAGCCAGAATCGCCGGAGCCAGCGCACGCCCCCGCCACGCCGCGCGCTACGCTCACGCCAGACCAGTTCGCCGACCTCCTACCGATCCTGCGGCCCCACCTGCTGCAATCGGCCCGCACTCGCTACAGCTCCGCATCCGATCAAGACGCCGAAGACCTCGTTCAGGACACAATCGTTCGCGCCCTCGGAATGCTGCAGAAATTCCATTCCGACCATGCTACGCGTTCCGCCGCACTCGCCGACGACCTTCTGTGCTGGCTGGAGCGGACGATGTACCAACCCTATGATGCGCAGCGCAAGCGCAACCGCCGTCGGCCCCTCACGGTCTCGATCGTCGAGGCCAGAGACGAGCCCGCGCCGCCAGACCCCTCGCCGGACAGCCGGATCTCGATCAACCAGCGGCCATTGAACCATTACCTGCCCCAGCACTATGAGCAGCTCGTCACGGCCTGGCTAGAAGGATGGTCGCAGGAAGAGATCGCACAGGGCTTCAATTTGCATCGCAACACGGTCGGGGTTCGGCTAGAATACGCGTTCCAGATCCTGAACCGGAAGTTTCCTCGGAAAGATGAAGTGACGTTTAGCCAGGGGATG